CTCTTATTCCCATTGCAAAGATTGAACAAGCCTTTAATTTGAAACCTAGGAATAAGGAACAAACATTTTCTCTAGATTTGTTGTTTGATCAAAATATTAAATTGTTGACGCTCGTTGGACCTTCCGGCACAGGTAAAACTTTGCTTGCAATTGCTGCGGCCCTAGAACAACTAAAGGGTCTAGGGGAAGTTCCAAGATACGAAAAACTAATCGTGACACGTCCAGTTCAACCTCTAGGTAAGGACATAGGGGTTTTGCCAGGAACCTTGGAAGAGAAGATGGAACCTTGGATTGCTCCTATAAGAGATAATATCAATTTTTTGATGGGTAAAAAGTCATCAGGTAGAAAGAAAATTGCCGATGATCAGAAAAAAACTCCTGATCAATATTATTTGACCTTGATGCAAGAAAAGGGTCTTATTGAAATAGAGGCGATTACTTTCATTAGAGGTAGATCGATACCAAATGCCTTTATCATTATTGATGAATCGCAAAACTTGTCAATGCATGAGTTGAAGACAATTGTTACAAGGGTTGGTGACGGAACAAAAATTGTTCTTACAGGAGACATTGAACAAATTGATAATGTTCACGTAGATGCCTACTCAAATGGATTGACTTATGCAATTGAAAAATTTAAGGATTATCCTATAGCGGGTCACGTTACTTTGTTGAAGGGTGAACGTAGCGAACTGGCTACAATAGCGAGTAAAATTCTATGATTTTGACATATTGTGTGGCCGCGATTACGTGGCCACTGTATATTTGTATTTGACATGAGCGGAATACTTGATAATAAGACAAGGGTTTTTGATACGATAATAACCTTTGAAGGTAGAAAACAACTATCGCAAGGTGGTATCGATATTAGCTACGTGTCTTTCACGGACTCAACGACATTTTATTCTCCAGATGCCATGAGTGGTTCTTCTGACATAACCAATCGTGTTTATCTAGAGTCATGCAATCTTCCACAGGATCAAATAACATTTCAAGCGGATGAAATGGGAAAGATCCTGCCGTTTTCAATAAATTCTGCTAACAATATAGTTGGTGGTCAGCTTGTAAGTAGCAGCATAGAAACTAATGTCTTTGGAGGTGCCACAATCATCTCCAATTTTATCACTGGTAGTGAACTCGTTAGTTTGTCTGATGATATTTTTGCATCATCAATTGGCAATTTTAAGATGATAAATGTCATTGGTAGCATAGATAGCGTATTCAATGATGAAGAATTTATTGCATCAAATAAAAATATAAATTTCACTGTTCCAACTACAAACATAGTACAGCAAACAAAAGACATAGAATCAATGATTGATATTTTGGCAGATCCAAAATTTAGCAATCTAAAGAATTTCACTTTCCTTCCTCCTATCAATAAGGTTGAAAGTGAATCAGTAGATTTGAGTGATAATAATCAGACTATGGATTATCAACTTGCTGAATATAGTCCTTGGTATGGAGTTACGTCATCACCTCCAAATTACTATGAAGAAAGTAAAAATTGTTCACTTTCGGAGAAAGATGGACTTTCAAGTGAAATATATTTTGATCCCACTTCAAGATATAACAACTTGTCAATTCAGGTTTTTGAAGTGTCAAGTGGAATCATGAAAAAATTGGACATAATTGATTTTGGAAAATTTGATTCATCAATCATTCTAAAGAATTCGAATAATAAAAAGGAAAAGCCAACCTTTGCAAAAAGCAATAATTCTCCTGAATGGACTGGTGATTCACCTGCCAAAGGTAAAAAGAGCAATCCTAATTCAATTGATTCAAAATCAAAGTCAGGAACCAATGTTGCAAATATTAAAAATAGTGAAAAAGTTTCTATTTTGGGTGATGCTGAGTCTTCAATAAAACACATGTTTTTTGTAGGAAAGCTTGTCAAGAAAGAATCTACACAGACAGATGCTTTCATTCATCTTTTTACCATAGTATTCGGGTGAAAAATGTATTTTACGCCAACTAAAAAATATAACATCATAAATGTTGATGATTATTATGCAACTTTGACGGGAATTTCTGAAAATGATTTCCTAGACTTTGAATTTTCATATAAAGCATCTGTAAAAGACGTTATGAGATATGATGCATATCAAGTAACAATAACAGTCTTTTCTAATCAGGTATCAAATTCAAATTATACTCAAAGTTCCATTGGTTCCATCTTTTACAAAGATTCAAAAAACGTGAGCATTTCTGGCATTAGTTCACCAAATAAATTTGGAGCATCTTTGATTGATAAAGTGAATCTGGCAGAAAATATATTGCTCAACGTATCAAATGCAAAAGGTGCAGCAACATACGTAAAAAGTAACATAATAGCAACCAAAGTAAGTGACATAACTTCAAAAATTAACAATAATTTGATTTCTGATTTGAAATCTATAAATAATGTGAGTGAAATCACGGGCCTTTATAAACAAAATCTTAAGACCGTTGCTGTCAATGATCTTAAAAAGAATGATAAAAATTATCAAAAGCTTGACAAAGTAGATGCTTCAATTAAGAAAAATTCTGTGTCAAGTGTCAAGGAAGAGTCTTTGTCGTTGATAAAAATGGGAATTGATCCATCAAAAATAACTAAATCAAAAACAAAAATTATAAGTTCATATGAAAATTTTCAAGGTGTAAATAATAAGGCAAATAAAAATAATCTCGCGGCATCAAAATTTGAAAATCTAAGTGATAACATTACCTCTAAGTTGAATAATAGTTCTCAAAATTTTTCAGATAATATTTTTGATTTGAACGGTAATGATCAAAAGTATACCACGGTCATTTCAAATGATCCCGTAGAATTTTATGATCTAAAAGCCAACATAACCTTTCTTAAACCAAAGGTAACATCTAGTTTGCATGTTGAGTTTGAAATAAAGAATAATAAAACGGGTGAGATACTACAAACAATTACTAAAGATCTAGATGTTCAAAAACACATAAATTTTTTTACGGTGCCCACAACGCCTCCAAAAATTTCGATAACAAAGTCAGGATACGGGTCATTCAGCGTACTTGAAATTTGTCAAGTAGACAAATTGGCAAATAAAGTCAACATATACAAGAAAAATATATACACATCCAGTCCCAAGATTGAATCTTACGTTTTGGTTGCAACTAGGAACTTGAAACTTGGGGAAAGAATAAAATATGTAATGAATGTCTCTTCTGAATTTGATCAAATTTACAGAGTTGTTCCTGTTTATAATGATTTTATTGGACAAGTATTTTCAAATGTTGTGCAAATTGCAAAAAAGAAAAGAAAACAAAATTTTGCATCAATTACCGCAAAGAATGTAAACAAGGGAATTAAAATTGAGGTTGGCAATCTTCCTGAAGGAATAACCTCATTTCAACTAATGAAGAAAAATTTGACTGCAAATGACAAAATCTACACGAGTCAAGGTCCCATAATTCCCGTAAAAGTTTTGTCATTCAATAAGAAAACACTTGAAAATTCAATTACAAATGCTAGACAAAAAAATTTTTCAGTGATAGATTCTTCAGTCGTTGACGGTAACATATATGAGTATGTAGCTAAACTTCAATATATGAATGGTAGTCAGGTAATGGCTGGAAGTGAAATTATTGAATGTCTAAATCAACAAGAGGGTAAAGTTTCTATCGATACCAGCGGTCTTGAAATTGACAGTAATAACAATGACGTTAGATTTAATGTAGATGTACAAATTGCAGATGGTGAACTTGATCACATTGATACGCTAGTTAAAGAATTGGGATACGGAGATTATTTTTCAAATGATGTTCAAAAACAAAAAGAACAATTGAAAAATTTGCTAGCATACTCTGTTGAAAGAGTTAATCTTAATACTGGGGATAGGGAAAAAATGGGGACTTATTCCAATAAACAGTTCTCTGACTCTACTGGAGTATCAGTATCAAATTGTAAAAAATTGGAAGCAGGAAATTCTTATAGATACATTGTAACTGCCCTAATAAGAAAACCCGAAACGGTGTTTGAAAAATTCCAAAAAACAGAGATTGACATCGAAACAAAAAAACAATACAAATATACCCCAAATACATTCAAACATCCAATTAGTCTTAAAACTGGCACTTTGGTAACGAATAGTACCATGAAAAAAAATTATGCCAAGGACATATTGGAACATGGGCAAATTGGCTGTACTGTAATTGTAGAGGTTAGCATACCTCTACAAAAGTCATCGATAGAAAATATTAAGGTTAATAGATTCGATAAAAGAAAAAATATAATTTCATGTATGTTGTCAGGAAATGAATCAGATTTTGATCATTTTATTGTGTCAAAGAACGTAAATGGTGTGTCAAACATTATAGGAAGTTTTCACTCAATATCAAAATCAAATGAAATATTTTGGATTCATGAGCTTGAAAAGGGAGATTTGGGGTATACTAGTTATTCAATAATACCCGTATATAATGATTATTCTCATGGCCAATTGAAAAACTCTAATTCTATTATGGTGGAAAATGTTTAATAAACTTACCGGGAATAACAATAGTCTTATAAAAACTGGTGGTGTTGAGCTACAACCTAAAAAAACCAACGCGCCTGTCAAGACGACATCAACGGGAGCTACGGCCACAGTTCTTGAAAATTCTAAAAATAAAACTATAATAACCACAAAGTCTACAGCAAAAAGTGATCAACAATCTTATCTAATCAAAAAGATAAAAACCGCTCAAAAGGTAGAAAATAAAAATTCAGATGACGTAGGATCTATTGGGATAGCAAATGATAGACCCGTCATCATCATGTCAACAAATTTTCAATCAATATTTGATCAATTTTCAAATTACACTAACGCTGGAAATTATTATAGCAAACAATTTGGTGTTAGAGATCTTAGACAAAAACTGATTGAAGCAGTTTTTGATGACGTTAGCAATTTGGGTCTAGACGATTATTTTGAAGTTTTGAGATCTGAATTTAAAAAAGGGTTTGATAGAACTAATGAAAATGTAATTTCGCTATTTGAAATTATTGATAAATTCATTTCTACTAAAGAAATTTTGGATATTAAAAATTCTATTTATGATAAAGCTGGCGATCCAATTAAATTTCTAGAAGGTCGTTATAGTAAAAATATTACGGAAATTAATAATTCATTTACCTCTACAAAACTCTGGACAATGCTGTTTTATGAGTTCAAAACGATCGTAGAGGGAATGTCATTCCTGAAATATGAAGCAGGAACCTTGGACGATGATCCATTCAGTAATAATTTTTCTGTTGACAATAATCTTAAACTTGAAAAAAAATCTTCCATAGAAGCAATTAAAATAAATGATTCAATTACTACGTTGGTTAATAATAACACCATAGAAGATACTAATGCTAAATTTACCGAAGCATTTAACAGCATAAATGAAATAATCCCAAATAATAGTTCTCTCGATGAAAGAAAAGTTCCAATTTACGTGTGTTTCTTGAGAAAACATCAGAAGTTTGTAAATGCTATCAATAATCAATCTTTTATAGAATTTCTATCAAAAAATTATGATATTACGATAAACAACAGTAGTAACATTTCAAATGTTTTTGAAAAAATAGTTGGAAATATCCCAAAGGACATATTTGATAAACCAAAAAATTCTGCAAATTCTCTAATTTCAATTCTAAATCAAGGGCCTGATAACGCAAAAATTTTGCCTTTCGAAGTAGATTACATAACTGCAAAAGATGATGTATACACACCAGGCGGCGTATACTACTTTGATAACATACTTTCATCAAATACCATTGATATAACTAATATCAATTCATTCGCTCAAAACATCAAGCAAGTCTATGTCCTTCTCAAGAGGGTTATAGATGAAATTAGATTGATAACTAATAATCAAGACGAAGATTCTGCGTGGTCGCTCTATAATCTTTTGATAAATTCATTTTTCACATACACGCCAGGCGATACATTCCTTCCATTGCAAGATGAATATCTCAATGATCCATTCATGACTTTGTTGGAAAGTTCACGTGAAGATATGAAAGCTAAAGCATATTTGGCACAATATGTGCTTTATATTATGAAAAATAAACAAAACATGGCAAAGTCAACCCTAGATTCAATGTTGACTTTTATGTATCAAAAATTTAATTCACTCATATCTTCTAATATATCATCGCCTGAAATGGATACGAAAGTTGAAGAAATTAAGTTCGCACAAAAAATTATATCATTTGCATCCAATCCAGCGGCTGCCGCGGGCTTTAATGAAACTAGCCCGCTTGGCAAAGAATTTCTAATTCAAATTGATGACAATGGACAGGTTCTAATAAGCACCTTTTATCAAGGGGGATTTGAAGAATTCAAGCTGACTGATTACATAAAATTTTTGCAGGAATATGTAAACAAATTGTCTAAGGAAATTGAAGAGTATTCTACAAAATGGTGGGAGAATAACTCCAATCCAGAAGATAGTCATTACTGGTTGGATGGTTCATATTTTTATAATGCGATAAATGAATTGATGTCAGGTGAATCACAAAATTCTCCGCTTGGTACAAAATTCATTCAAGTAATTTCTGATCTTATGTCACAATTTACTGATAATAAATTTTCAGGAGGAATATCTGATTCTAAAGTATTTGCAATAATATTTGATCTTGTATTTGATGTAATAACTAAATCTTTTGTGATAGTTGGACAAGAATTGTATTATGAAAATCCTTTCATAAAAAAATATTCTGTTTCGGAAGTTGACATTAAAAAGGACGTTCTTAAATTTTTTGATGACGTGAAAATTAAGGTTAAATTTAATGATAATTTTTCAAAAAATCTCAATCATCAATTTTCAACACAAATTAAGATTGGAACTGAAGAAAACACGAGGATTGAAGCGACAAAGATAACATTGAATGTTATGCAAGAACTTAACACAAGGCTCATGGATATTGCAAATTACATGAACTCTAATAAGGTTCAACAATTGATATCAGATCTAAAATTTTTGAACGACATATCCAGTGACACAGGTATTAATAAGACAGCAACGGACGCTGGTTCTGGAAAATATATGGTTGTTAAGTCTAAAAATCAGGCTTTTTCTATGGGATCATCCCAAACAAATATTTTTAATTCGCCTGCGGCAGGCACAAATTTTGCAACAAATCAACTATCACAAGGTTTGCCCGTTGGCGCTGGCACTTTGCAATTTGGAAAATCTTACGAGTATAATAAAAATGCTGTTGGTGCCTCCGTTGACAGCATGTTGGTTTATGAAAATAATTTGGAAAAATTGAATTCGATAAAAGAAATTTTTAACAAAATTCAAATTAGTAATATTGCATCGACTTTTCTTGACATCAAGTCTGTTCTAGACAATAATCCTAATATAAAAGCAGGTAGTGAAATTGAACCTCTTGATGATTCATCGCCAAGAAGTAAATTTAAGAAAGTTTTTGAATCTACGTTTAAAAATGGTGAACACATTAACACGCAAGATTCAGATGTTTCAAGAAAAAAAATATTGTCAATAGGAATTCCAAAAGGTTTTTCTAGTAATCTAAAGTACAATATCAATTTCAATGGAAATTCAATTAAATATAAAACTAAAGATCTAAAACAAAATGACATAATAGAAATCAAGGTCTATAAAATAGATGTTCTAACACCTGAGATAATTTATAAACCTGTGTCTTTTCTGTTTGAATTGTCGAGATTTGTTGTGAAAGATGAATCTAAGTTTCCAACCGATTATAATGATTTTGCTACCATGATAGCAAAATTTCCAACAAGAAACTTTAACAATATCACAAAAAGTGAATTGGAAAAAATTTATTATCTTGCTGATTTTGATGCGTCATACTCGTTCCTTAAAGGTTCTCAATTGAAAGAATTGTATAAGAATCATGTTCTTAGTTACATGTATGAAATGTATATAAAATTGTTGACTGGGGTGTCTCTAAGCGAAAAAGACTTCGCGATTTTTGATCCAATCAGGTACGTCTCTGTTGAAACGATCAATAAATTTTTCAATTCTTATAAAACCGTGGAGAATAAAACAGAGAATCTTGAAAATGTTGATGCAACGTTGGATGAGTGGTCAAGAAAATTGACTCCTTTGTCTAATGGTGTTGCTATGATGAAAAATATTTTTAATCCTAGAAAGTTTGAAAGAATATTCAATGTGTTGGTTGATCCATACTCATTTGAAATAGATTACAAAAAAACTACCTCTACCTCACAAGGAACTGACGCTCTCAAATATCAACAATCAATTGGTGATATAATCACAAAATCTGTGTTGGCAGATGGTACAGACCCGGATAAAAAAGTGACGGTCTATGTTCAAAGGCCTAGAAACAAAAATGAGGTTGTTATGGAACGATACTTTGTTCAAATTAACACGACAAACATTGAGGTATATTGATGTCAATTTCACTAACTTCCAGAGAAACATACTTCATTGATGTGCCTGAGGTAGAAAATTTTAATGTAAAATTTAGGTATAATTTTTATGTTTCTAATGAACAAATAAGCGATGAGATAACAGTACCTGATTTCTTGGCAACAAAACAATCAAAGGGTTTCTTTGATCCAGAATACTTTAAACTTTTTAATTTTCATGTTCCCAGATACATGACTATTACATGGAAATCACTAAAATTGGGTAACAACATTAGTGATGAAAAGGAAAGTAATAAGCTTGTGACTCCCGATCAAGCAGGCGTATCTAAAAATCTTATATCAAAAAATATCGACAAAGTGTTGACAGAAGATGAATTTTCATCTGCAAATTTTTTTGGTATCACATTTCAAGACAGCCAACTCTTTAATAAATTGCAGAATATGCTCAAATATTCATCTGAAATTGTTTCTGACGTTCCAATGTCAGATAATGATTTTGAGACGATAGCAATGGATTCTTCAACGTTTGGAGCGACTTATTACAAGACTGGAAAGCAACCTATTACTGGTGTTACTAAAAAATTGTTGGAGTCCGTGAATATTAATACTCAAATTAATTCAAGACACTTGTATGAAATTTGTCAAAAAATTTCTGAAGATCCACAATCGCCATATACTGATGATGTGAAACCTTTGATGGATGCAAGTAAAAAATATAAGGATACGCCTGATACTAATTTTAATAATTCTGATTATGCACCGGCGATTGATTATATTAGCGTAAGTCCTGCATCATCAAATGGTCAATCTAGGGGAGTTCCACAAGTTGTAGGATACATTATTGACAAATACGAGATTGACGCAAAAAGAAATATCGTTCCTCTAGATCCAATCATAATAGAGAATTCAAGTGTTAATTTTTATGTTGACACAAGGATCAAATATAATCACACCTACGTATATTCAATAAGAAGTGTATTGGCAATTAGCGTGCCTGCTATAAATTCAACGAACGGTAAAATGTCAACAATAACTTTTTTGGTTAGTTCAAAACCATCAGGTAAATTGTGGATATCTACTCTTGAAAATAAGGCACCTCCTCCCCCAGTTGATATAAATTTTGCATGGGATTATGGAAGACAAAAGTTGATTGTAAATTGGTGCTTTCCAGTAAATCCTCAATATGATATAAAAAGATTTCAAATCTTTAGAAGAAAAAAGATTGAACATCCCTTTCAACTGATCAAAGAATACAATTTTGATGATTCAGCAGTGAAAATGAATGTTGGTGAATTTCCTGATGAAAAATTGGTAGAACATCTTGAGAATCCTATAACGTATTATATAGATGATGATTTTACAAAAGATTCAAAGTACATTTACACCGTTACTTCAATTGATGCGCATGGATTGACATCTAATTACGGAGCACAATTTGAAATATCATTTGATAGATTTAAGAACATATTGATAAAAAAATTGATTTCTCAAGCAGGCGCTCCCAAACCATATCCAAACATGTATTTGAAAGGAACCGGATTTGCAAATTTGATGAAAGTTAGTGGTGAATATTCAAAGAAGATGAAAATATATTGTGCGCCACATAACAAAAAATATCTTTATGTAAAGAATAACAATAAAGAAGTTTCTCCAATATTTGAAACCGATGCATCTGGAGGTAATTATAAGATTCAAGTTTTGAATCTAGACAATCAAAAAGGAGAGACAATTACAATTAACATTAAGTCTTCTTCTAATCAAAAAATATTAATTATAATTTGTGGTAACTGTATACGTAATAAGGAAATGGTGAAACATGGGATGGCTTGATCACTCAACTAACAATATTATCTTGGATGCTGTGTTGACAGATACAGGAAGAGAATTTCTTTCTAGAAACAATGGAGACTTTAGCATAACTAAGTTTGCCCTTGGAGATGATGATGTTAACTATAACATTATCAGAAAATATGGTAGAACAGTTGGAAGGGAGAAGATTGAAAAAAATACTCCTATATTCGAGGCTCTAACAAGTGATTCTCAAGGTCAAAAATATAAATTGGTTAGCGTTTCAAATCCAAATTTGATAAGGTTGCCCAATATCACCCTAACGGGAACTAACGTTAGCGGTGGTAGCGTAATTACGCTTAGTACTACCACCTTGACAGGTAAGAGCTCTGCAACTGTAACATTTTCACAAAATCTAAATGCCTCCACACTGTCTATAGATCAAGAACTTCAAGATAATATTTACATAGTTGAAGTACCTAATCTATTTTGTGAAATTGCAGGAAATATAAAGGGCACCGTGGATAGCATGCAAAGAGCTACATACATGCTTCCTTCTGACGGTTCATTGACACAACAAAAGGGTACAAAGGTAACTTTTACAATAAACGTAAAAGCAATTTCAAATCCCTTGTTCACCGTGTATGGAAACACTGGGAATAAGACCCAGATAAAGTCTTACATTCGAGTGACTGGTATTAATTCAGGTGCCGTCAAGGATGTTACGCTGATAATTAATAAGGGATAATTTTCCTTTGTATAGTTGATTGTTATTTTAAAGATATTCACGGGATCAAGATCAATGGCAATTTTTAAAGACATAGAAGATAATGACATTAAAACAGCAAGAAGTTTTCTCAATCAACTAATTGATGTTTTGCAGGAAGATATTAGTGGCTCTACATCACGTAGAAAATATCAGGTGTTCGTCACTGGTGGGGTTGGACCTGGCGTGACAAGCTCCTTGTATCAAACTGTGTACGATCAAGATTTTACCTTGCAAACAGCAAATCCAATTTTTGATATGACTGTTGGAATAAGTGAATATGGTTCTACTGCGGCTAGCGCGCTTGTTGGATTCGATTCAGTAGGAAAGGAAATATTCCCAAGTTCATCGCTAATGATGAGGGAGAAGTTGGACATATATCGACAATTTGCGCAAGCGTTGTTGGGTGGTACGACTTCTGATCATCAATTTAAGGCACCATCATCATCCACTACGGTCTCAGACACGATAGACGTTGCGTTGTTCATTGCCTTCAAACGTCTTTTTGCACGTGATCAAATAAAGCGTGAAACTTTTGCAATGAAGTTTTATGAGACTGGTTCGGCTGTTAGATCCACAGGAAATACTGACGGTCTATTGAGTGACCCACCTCGTGTTGGTCTTTCTGGAATAGATGTTATAGGAAGACCAAATCTATTTGTAACGTCTCTTACGGGATCTAAAATATACACCGACATTGGTGCAGCATCAGACAAATTGACAGCCATGGGTGGTCAATATGGACATATTGTTGATAGCTCAAACACCAATAGAACAGTGGGTCTCATGTATTATGATAGAGGTATAGCAGTTCTTGATTTGAAGAAGATCACAAGCGGTTCACAATTCATGTCAGGTGCAATTGATGCAATGCATCCTCTAGGCACAATTATGTTGGGCGGGACAGGAACTGAAACTGAGAAAAAATCAAAGTTTATCCCAGACTTTGTGGTATCTGCATCAATTGATAATATCGTTGATCACATCGCATCATGTAGGTTTAGCTCTGGTTCGCTTTCAGCGATGACGTTCCAAAACGTAACAAACATAAATAGCACTCTCATATTCTGTAGGGCATCCGCAAACGAATTCAATTATTCATCTAATCCAACTTACACTGACACAGATAATAGGATAGTAGTAATCGATCCAGGACAGGAGGATACACAACAATCATTTACGTTTGTAACCTCAGTTGGATTGTATAATGCTAATGATGATTTGCTTGCAGTTGCGAAGCTATCGCGTCCTGTTGAGAAATCTTTTGAAAGAGATTTGACCTTCAGGGTTAGATTGGATTTCTGAAGATTTTACGGTACAATCATTAAAAGCGCCTTTTCAAACACGGCGCTTTTTTTTGTGCATAATATATAAAAATATGAGAGCTAGAACTTATCAATTGCACGAGACAAGACTGAGACAAATAGTGAATGAAGAAATTCAGCGCAAGCAATTGCTAAGTGAAAATGTTATGGATTTGATATCTAAACTTGTTGATCAAGTTCCTGCAATTGCTGATGCAATAAAAAATGTTGATTTGTCAAGCTTCACAATAGGCGATACAACATTTAAGATAGACACTCAGCTAATTACTGATTTCTATAATCTTGCGGAAAAACCTGTTAAAGGTATCGTAAAAGCAAAAAAGTCCACTGTGTTGAGTAGATTGTTTGATAATGCGTCAGCTCTTACATTTTGGACCATGATTCTTATGGCATGGTGGATGGGTACATCAATGCTGTTTTATACTTGCATGAAAATAAAAGAATTTTTGGTTGGTAAAGAAGGCGTTGAATCCGATAGAGAATTGGGTGGTTATAAACCAAAATGGCAACCAGGTATAATACAAAAACTTCTTGGTCCGTTGGTTAGTTTTGGGAAAAAAATTGATAAAAAATCAGCAGGAGATATTGCGAAAGCTGGCGCTAGAGGCTTTATGATTGGAGGAAAGTCAGGTGCAATTATAGGAATGGGTGAAAAAATGATACAAAAATTTGCAGCTGACGGAGATCAAGTAATGCAATCAGAACCGGTTATAGAGCTAATGCAACTTCCTGAAGCCGCAGCAACCCTAAAGGCTGGAAAAAAACAATTTGATGCATTGCTTAATAAAGCCGAGGAAACAATGCTAGTAAATCAGCAACAATATTCTGGCAAGGGTTCTCCCACAGAAAAAGATCCAAGAACTCAAGTTCAACCTACCTATAAGGATACAGTTCGAGCTTCCCCCAAGTTTGATGCGGATCGTAGTTCACGAAGAACCAGGGACGGTTCTACAACTCAACCAATGCAAACGTATAGACCAGGCGCAAGATCCAAAGAAGAAGAAGCTCCGGTACCAACTAGAAGATCTCGTAAACAAGGACAAGATTGATTTTATATAAACCTCGTTTACAAATGTGTTATACTTACTGTAAGTTATGTCAATAATCAAGGTTGGACCTGATGATCAAGAGAATTTTACCATCACAATGAACCCGAAGAGGACCTATGTGTCAAGTTCTTCGGGTGTGACTGGTTCAGTGTATGTTTTTGCTCGACGAAGCAAGATTGAGAAAAACATGGCTCCGTCTTCTGCGTTCATTGAAGCAACGCATGATGACGCCGATATTAATGCTGAACTGGCTAGCGTAAAAACCAAATTGTTGTCGAATGGTGGTGTTGGATCAATTGAAGGCGCACTTGAAAAATATCTAGAAAAAGTAAATCAACAAAATATCTCTGCTAGAAAACTCAAGACCCTGGAGATCATTAGATTTACGCCATCATACACTTTCACAACAAACACCATGAGAAAGTTGTATGTCAAAGATGTGCTGATGCGTCATTACAGGGTTTCATACCCCACGGCACATTGGGCATACACAAATTATAATAGCATAAATTTTTTTACATCATCTACCGTGCCAACGGGTTCAGCACTACTATATCCTAACATTGAAGGTCCTGCTTCACAATTTCATGAAGGTTATGTTTCTGGCACATATTCTCTTAGCGGTGCGTTTTCATTCGATTTCTACATAAATCCCAGATATAAGCAAGATTCTTACGATAAAGAATTTAAAGCAGGAACAATATTTCATCTATCATCCAGTTATGCGGTGTCCTTGATAAGCGGATCCGCTAAGGATGAAAATGGAAAAACTATCGGTTATAGATTGCAGTTGCAATTGAGTCATAGTGCGGGTATTTTGCCTTCTTTGGCAAAACCTGGAAGTTATCCAAATGACCTTGTGTTTCTGTCAAACGACAATTGTTTGACTGGAAATAATTGGCATCATGTTGTTATTAGGTGGGGAACTAATCTTATCAATGGTGGTACGGGCAGTTTTAACATAGACGGAGAGGATAAAGGTTATTTTGTTGTTCCTTCAGGGACTATAACACCCCGTTTGTCAAACGAAGCAGCTCCCGACGTATTGTGTGTTGGCAATTTTTATACTGGTAGAAATACAGGTGTTAACGCACAAGCGTATTTCTTTGCTAGGGATCCTGCTAAAAGAGATGGTCTTGTTGAATTGATAGATGATGGTTCTACAACAAATGAACCTGCCAATTATTCATTTGATCATCCTTTGAATGCAGAATTGCACGATTTGGCAATTAAACGTTATTACATGTCAGATCAAGACATTGTGATTTCTTCTTCTACAGGTCCTGCAACGCTTGATGATAATATTGCATTCTATTTGCCTCCATTTTTTACTCAAACGTCATCGCTAAGACAAGATGTAAATGGTTATGGAGGTGTTCTTCAAACCCCATTTATAGCCGCTGACGGTACAACCACCACACCATACAATGTTTCTATGGCATTTGGTGTTGCTGGTCACTTCATAAACATTGAGAATTATCTAAAAGATTTTGCTTCAAATTCTCACCCTCGTCTTCATCTAATGACCGGATCGGTGCTTGACACTGGCACGACTCAAGCTTTGTCCGCAAACGAGCATATCTATAACAATCCTTTTAACATAAGGAGAAATTTGTTGATTATGCCTTGTGATGACGGGCAGTTTAAACCCAACTACTCTTTGCTTGAAGCAGAAGTCAACAGACAAAGCGCTACTGGCGATGATGGGGTTGAAGATTATTCATTTGTAAATCTTAATAACTTGTTGTCAACTGGATCGTTGTTGTTTGGCACCACTTTTACTGACGTAGAGGGAACTAGCGCCGCATCTGCTGATCAATTTGTAAAAGACACAATTGGATTTTCACCTGAAGATCCAAGCATTCCTGCTGGGGATGCATATAAAAAATTCATGAATAGCGTCAAGAGACAAATAGCAGCAGGAAATTACGCACCTGGAATTTCAACCGATGCACCATTGACAATCTATCAAAGAACCCTTGACCCTTCTTCCGATCAGGTAACTTTCTTTGACATAAGCAATTTGTATTACGGGAAAAGAATATTGCCAGGTAGCCTAATCATGGTTGATTCTAACGTTAGTGGGTCTGGAGGTACAATGCGTTGGACATTGCGTGATAATGGTTATGGCAACATTTATCGTGCAGACAGTCTTACCAATCACGCAACTTGGAATAGTGTAGGCAATATTTTTTACGATGAAGGGATCATCGTGATAAAAAATCCTCACCTATATTTCTTTGGTAAAAATCAATTTGAAATAAGTTTTCGTGGCGAACAAAACATTCATACCCTAAAAATGGAAGTGGTGGCACCACGAGGTCTAATAAACTCATCATCTAATTCAGGATTTAAGAAATTGCCAGCATCTGGACATATCACTGACACAGACCCCGATTACGTCAACATATCTGGCATCAATTTTCATGATAAAAATTTGAATGTTGTTGCTAAGACACAATTGGCACAACCTATCATGAAACGACATGGTGATAGGATTATGTTTAAGGTTACTTTGGATTTCTTATGCCCCGTCGCCGAAAAAAAAGAGGCCATTATCACAGGGGCACTTATGTGTCCCACATTGCGGGTGAGTGTAAGTATCGAAGTGGGTGGGAAGAAAAGTATATGCGTCACCTTGATTCGAACGTAGACGTGAAAATATGGTCATATGAGAATTTGGTCATACCATACGTCTCTAATGTAAGAACCGGCAGGTTGAGGAAATATTATCCTGACTTTTACGTTGAAATGCAAGATGGTCAAAAAATTCTCATTGAGATAAAACCGAGTAAAAAACTAACACAGGCAATTATAAAAAAGAAAGTTGCCGCAGCACAACAATGGTGTAGTGAACACGGTGTGACTTATAAGATATTGACAGAAATTGAATTGAAAGTTATGGGGATTATTTTATCTAACAATTATATGTGATAAAATTGGCTGGATGTCTAAGCTAATATTGGGTCTTGACGTTTCCACATCTTGTACTGGCGTTTGTGTGATTGATTCGGAAATTCCACCTGATGATGCTGGAACGCATATCATAAAGCTAGACTACATAGATTTTAAAAAATGCGGCACATTCTTTGAAAAGGCAGATAGGGTGAAGAATGAGTTGATAAGACACTTTTCTACTATAGGTACCAAACCAATAATATTTGCGTTGGAAGAACCATTGCTTGGTTTTTCTAAGGGAATGTCATCAGCAGGAACTATCACAACTTTGATGCGTTTTAATGGAATAGTGTCATACATAGGCAGGGAAATATTTGGTATCGATCCAATCTATCAGTCTGCCGCTCACGCTCGTAAGTTGTGTGGTGTTAAATTGCAAAAAACTGCCATTGCTGGCATGAGTCACAAAGAACAAGTTTTCAAACACATGTCTGAAAACGATCTAAAACACATAACTTGGTCCACGAAGAAAAATGGTCAACCAATTGATGCTTCTCGTGATATGACTGATGCATACGTCATAGCTCGAGCGACATCTTTGAGTTATTTATTGTACAAGTTAACTCAAGTATTTAATAATGTTAAAAGTGTATAGCCTTACCCAAAAGCTAAGGTTCATTGAATCGGTGTTTGGTAGTGGACGTCTGGCAACAAACGGAAAGAATTTTGATGTTAGGTGCCCAATATGTGCACCATCTGATAACAGCAAAAGAAAATTGGCCATTCGTGTTACCGATGACGTGAATCATTGTTGGACATGCGGTTGGAAATCTCATACTCTTGCGCCTTTGATTAGAAGGTTTGGTACAACGTCGCAGCTCTCAAAATACAGAGAGGAGTTTATGCCTCAAGGAACAAGAGATGAAAATCTTGAATCTATTGAGGAAAAAAAGTCGCTACATCTACCACAAGATTTTTGCCTTCTCACAAATGCATCCCAATCAGATCCAGATGCAAAGGCTGCATGGGCATATCTGAAATCAAGAGGAATAACTCGTAAAGATGCCTGGTATTATAAATTGGGTATATCTAATGAATATCGATGGCGTCGAAGAATCATTATTCCTTCGTTTGATAGTGAAGGTAATTTGAATTTCTTTGTGGCGAGAAATATTGATTCTGGAGACAAAAGAGCTCGTTATGATGGTCCTGATGAAGACAAACTACCAATCATTTTCAATGAAATAAACATTGATTGGAAAAGAAAATTGGTGATATGTGAAGGTGCATTTGACGTTATGAAATGTGGTGAAAATTCTGTACCTTTGTTGGGCTCAGATTTGAATGAACAGTCGAGACTTTTTAATCAGATTCTACTTCACAATACGTCAATTGCCCTTGCTCTTGATGGTGATATGTGGTATACCAAGACCCCAAGAATAGTAAAAAAAATGCAAGAATATGATGTGAATGTTTCAATTGTTGATGTAAGACAATGGGATGATCCTGGAAAAATGACAAAGCAACAATTTAAAATTGCGCTTGAAGATGCAATTACTCCTACTTGGGAAGACAATTTTTATAATAAGCTACAACGTGCTTCAGAACTAAAGATGAGAATGTAAAATATTGGACAATGGGAATAATATCAATAAGATGGTAAAAATTGCTCACATTGCTGATGTTCACTGGCGAGGTCTATCTCGCCATGATGAATACAGACAAGTATTTGAATATTTTGTGAAAGATATTAAGAAAAATCAAATAGAACATATTTTCGTGGGTGGTGATATTTTTCACACAAAAACAACCGGTCTAAGTCCCGAATACATACAACAACTAACTTGGTGGCTAACCTCAATGTCGGAGGTTGCTGAAGTTCATTTGACTCTCGGCAACCACGATGGTAATTTGGTTAATGTGACTCGTCAGGATGCAGTCACACCTGTTGTCGAAGCGCTAGCCAATGATAGAATCCATCTTTATAAAAAGAGTGGAAACTATGAATTCACCCCAGGGTATGTTTGGTGCGTTTTTAGTCTATTTGATACAGAAAATTGGGATAAGGTGAAACCCACACCAGGAAAAATTAATATTGCATGTTATCATGGTCCAGTATGGGGTGCTCGTACCGAAACTGATTGGGTAATTGAAGATGGGATAGGGATTGAATATTTCAATAATTTTGATTTTGCATTTTTGGGCGACATACACAAACTTCAATACCTTGGTTATCGGGATGTTGAAATTCTTATTGACGAAGAAGAGTTGGGGAAATATCCTGGTGCTACGATTATTGAGGAGTTACAAAGTTGAAAAAGATTAAAATTAAAACACAAATGCCTTGGATAGCATATCCTGGATCAACTGTTCAACAAAATTATGCAGAAGATCTAAAACATGGTTATCTTACGTGGGAAATAAATAACCCTAATGACTTTAGGGTATCATTCAATAATTTGCCAAATCCAAAACCCTTTGTTACTCTAGCATGGGCTGGTGATATTAATGACGCACTATCGTTTGCTTCTTCACAACCAACGGGTTCTAGATTTAGAATCAAAAGCAATATCCATATTGGACAACATGACATACATAAGTTGTCGTCTTCCATAAAAAAAATTGGAGCATCAGAGATAACTTTTAAAATTGATCATCAAATTGATAAAAGTATCGTTTCATCAGGTACCCAAAAAATAGAAAGAAATGATCTACGAAATATTGATGTTTTGTTGGGTTTGATAAAGAGTTATCACACTAAATTTAATTTTTCTGATGTAGTGTGGCAAAATGTTACTTCACAGGTAAAAAATTACCTGTCTAACGTTATAGGTTCTGAGGACATTATAAGAAACACAAAGTGGACTCTTCGAAGTTTGAATTTTGACAATGTGTTTGCATATGGTGAAGGTAACGTAATCAATTTTGATAATTTGAATGGTGTGGTTGGAATATTTGGTCCTAATCGAGCAGGAAAATCTTCAATAGTTGGTACCATCATGTACTCCTTGTTTAATTCATCAGACAGGGGTTCAGTAAAAAATTTGTATGTTTGCAATATTAGAAAGCCATATTGTTACGCAAAAGCAATCATTAATGTAAATGGCACTGATTACGTACTAGAAAGACAAACAACTAAACACGAATCAAAGAAGGGCGCAATTAGCGCTCCCACTTCACTTAATGTTTTTAGAATAAATGAAAGTGGTGAAGCAATTGATCTTGCTGGCGAGCAAAGAAATGACACCGAAAAAGTAATTCGATCGTTGATAGGAAATTCTGATGATTTTTTGCTGACATCGCTTTCTGCACAAGGAGAAATAAATCAATTTATTTCACATGGGTCAGCTAAACGTAAGCAAATTCTATCAAGATTTCTCGACCTTGATATTTTTGATAAAATGTATGAGTTGGCGAATAAAGATGTGAATGCCGTCAAGGCACAACTCAAATCATTTCCAGATAGGGACTGGGATGGTTTGAAACACGAACTAGAAGAAAAAGTTAAAAGATTTGATGATGAAATCATTGAAATTAATTCCGCATCTTCAGAATTGGCATACAAACTTGAAGAAGCAAAAATTTCTTTGTCAAGACACACTAATACGTCTCCTGTGACTGAATCTAACGTCAAAGAACAGTACCAAAAGGTTTTGTTGCTAACAAAGCAACTTGATGAAATTCAAAAGAAAACAAGTTCTATTGTTGAAAATATAGAAAAAAATGAATCGAAGATCAAGACGATTGAATCCTTGAAGACTGAAAACGATGTTTCAAACTTGAAAAAAAGATTGCAATCATTGACCGAACTAGAAAACAGTGTTACAACTTTCACTTACAAATATGAGAAAGAACTTTCAACTCTAAAACAACAGGAAAAATCACTAAAAATTCTAGATGATGTTCCTTGTGATGATAAATTTCCCAATTGCAAATTTATTAAGGATGCGCATCTAGTGAAAGATAAAATTGCATCACAAAGAACAACAGTAGATTCTATGTTGGAATCTCTCAATAAGATGTCAACATCTCTTGACACCTTGAAGAGTGAAGGTTTGCGTGATAAATTGGAAAAGATACAAAAATTGCAAGATATGCAAGTAAGGTTGAGCACTGAAGTTTCCAATGAAAAACTCGAATTGGTGAAACTTGAACATAATAAATCAAAATTGTCTACTGATCTTGATGGTGCAAAAAGTAGACTGAAGAATCTTGAAGATGCAATAAAAAATAATGAAAATTCTGAAGTTGTTTCCCTAAGGGAAAAAATAGAAGAATATTCTGTGTCAATTAGAGAACACGATAATAAGAAAATGAAGGTGGCTAGTGAACGTGGGAAAGCAATGTCAGATGCACAAAAATTGATAGATGAGCAAGAGAAAAGAAATTCTCTTTTTTCTGGAGTTAAATCAATAGAGTTGATTGCAAATGCCTTTTCTAAAAAAGGAATACCTAATGACATCGTTTCTTCACAATTGCCTATTATCAATGCAGAAATAACAAAAATTCTTGCAGGCATTGTTGATTTTACAGTTGAACTAGAGGTAGATCAGGAGTCCGATTGGATGGACATTTATATAAATTATGGTGATTCAAAAAGAATTATTGAGCTAGCAAGTGGAATGGAAAAGATGATCAGCTCTATTGCAATTAGGGTTGCTTTGATCAATATTTCCACGTTGCCTAAAACTGATATGTTTATTATTGATGAAGGATTTGGTGCGCTGGATGATGCTGGTGTAGAGGCGTGCAATCGTCTATTGACATCTCTAAAGAGATATTTTAAAACAATCTTTGTAATTACACACGTTGATGGTATCAAAGATTCTGCGGATCACGTAATTGAAATTTCTAAGAATGAAAAAGACGCGAGGGTTTCATATGTTTGAAGAAAAATTTGAACCTTATTTTCGTGATAGAATGATTTGTAATAAGAATGGATATTGCGTAATCATTCCTAAGGATTCACCACAACCAATTCCAATCAATTGCCCCGTGTGTGATTTTTTGTTGAGATCTAAGGATGATGAAAATTCATGGTACAAATATAATTGTTGTGAAAGATGTTCAACGTATTGGGCAATACCTAGAAAATCGGAATGGGATACAGGATGGAGACCTGGAATAGAAGATTTGCAAAAAGAGATAGCCAGACGCCCTCCAATTGCCGTAGATATTAAGATTGAATGATTTTTTTGACTATACTTAGTCTAGGAGATTCGATATGGCTCAAGGTAAAATAGACTATAACGCTCTAGGACAAACTATTGATACAACATGGGGAAGGGCCTCAACACCAAAAACTGCTAGTTATTCTGTTAAATTTTCAATGCAAGGTGATAAATTGATCGCCTCATATGCAGCTATTGTTAATTTTGGTACCGAAAGAGAAATGATTATGATGAAAAGATCATATGCCGAGGAATCGATCTCAATCATCTCTGAGGCAATTAAGGGAATTAAGGCAAATTACAAACAAATTTCTGGTGATAGTCTTTCTACAAAAGAAGTTGCCACGTCAGATTCTTTGGAAATAATTGGTTACGGAGTACACAATCCTAAAAGAACGGCGTATTATAGAAGAAAGACAGTTTTTGAGCTCAGCTTATGTCAGGACCTATAAATAGAGAAGATCAAGTTAAGGAAATATTGAATTGTGGTAAGGATGCTGTGTATTTCATGCGTAATTACGCAAAAATTCAGCATCCTAAGAGGGGTCTTATACCCTTTGAAACTTACAAATTTCAGGATGAGTGCGTAAGCGAATTTGAAAAAAATAGATTTAACATAGTTCTTAAATCTAGACAATTGGGTTTGAGCACAGTTACTGCCGCATATGCAGTTTGGTATGCAATCTTCAAGAAAGATAAAAACATCTTGATCATTGCAACTAAACTTCAAACGGCAATGAATTTCATCAAGAAAGTAAAAACCATTCTAGATGGTTTGCCAAAATGGCTGCTACTCACAAAATTTGAACCAACAAAACAACAAGTTAGTTTTTCAAATGGTTCAACTATAACGGCAGTACCAACCAGTCCAGACGCAGGTAGATCAGAGGCATTGTCACTACTCATAGTTGATGAGGCAGCATTTATTCGTGATTTTGAAGAAATCTGGACTGGTCTCTACCCCACCATTTCAACAGGTGGCAGCGCGATCATCATTTCAACTCCAAATGGTGTTGGTGGAACTTACTATACACTTTGGACTGATGCTGTTGCTCAAGTAAATGAATTCAATCCTATAAATCTTCCATGGCACGTTCACCCAGAACACAATCAAGAGTGGTTCAATAAAGAAACTAGGAACCTTCCCAAGAGAAAAGTTGCTCAAGAATTTTTGTGCGATTTCATATCTTCTGGCGATACATTCCTTCAACCTTCAGAGATGGACTATTTGAGAGATATGATTGATCAACCTATACGAAAAGAAGGACCAACTTCTGGCGTGTGGATATGGTCTGATCCTGAACCAAATAAGAAATATGTCATTTCGGCTGACGTTGCTCGCGGTGACGGTAATGATTATTCAACATTCCATGTTATAGACAATAATGATTGTGAAGTTGTGGCGGAGTATATGGGAAAGCTACCTCCCGACAAACTAGCTGATCTTCTTGCCGAATATGGAAAAATTTATAATAACGCCCTGATATGTCCGGAAAGAAACACATTTGGATATTTTACGTGTGTCAAATTGAGGGACATGGGATATAAACGTCTGTATTACAGAAATACATCAGGTGATTTGTTTGAGTACATATCAAACGATCCAGATGCGGTGCCTGGATTTGAAACACAAGGAAACACAAGACCACAAATACTTGCAAAACTTGAAGAAGTAATTAGAAATAGAATTATAAAAATTTATTCTCAAAGGTTTTATGATCAAATGCAGGCCTTTATTTGGAATGGATCAAAGGCGCAAGCAACAAAAGATGCACACGATGATTTGATTCTAAGTTTGGCAATCGGTATTTGGTTGAATAACGGTGGTTCTTCAACGGGTGAACAAGGCAAAGAATTTGCCATGGCAATGTTGAAAGCAACTAAACTAGACAGAAGAGATTCAAATCAAATGCCAGGTGATATTGCTTCAGCACAACCTTTGGTCAATCCTAACATTAGAGGACACTCTTACAATCCACAAAATGTTCACAAACCTAGGGATCCATCACAAGTGAAACATGTAGATGTTTCAGACTTTAGTTGGCTTCTTCATTGATGGCTATACTTATTATGCATAGAAGGTTTAGCAATGGCAAATAAATTGACTCTAGCAAATCTAAGAAAAATTATCTCAGAAGAAATTAGCAACATCAATGAAGAAGTTGATCTTGCGGCTGAAAATGATGTATTCAATACCGCTGGTAAATTGTTGATGGCGATAGGCGCATTTAAAGAAAATGCAAATCCTAATATGGTCTCAGCAATATCTGCAGATCTTGAAGATCTTGAAACTCACCTTAAAAATATGAGAAGCGCTCCGAGCCAATACGTGGTATCAACGAACGAAAAAAGCGTAAAGACCGTTTCTTTGAAACCTGTAAAAAAAGATCGGGTGATGTGACTCAGTACCTATACGAAACATTTGCAAATTTTAGTATGAGCTAAGAGCTTAGCCTAAAATAGGCAGGCAATACTATGGCAACAAAAAAAGACAAACCAGATAACAACAATCTATTTAGGCGCCTCACCAAACTGTTCCGTAGTGGTCCTGTCATCAAAAAGAAGATCAGGACCATTGATACAACAATAGCCGTTGCAGATAAGACAAAATCTTCTGGTGCTTTGTTGTTTCAAAAGTCGTTGGCGCCTACTTACGCGACAATAACCGCTAACGCTTATAATCTTTCTGAACGCTTGATGAGATATCAAGATTTTCAAGAAATGGAGTACACACCTGAAATCGCGGCCGCTCTTGACATCTATGCAGATGAAACTTGTGCGCAGGATGAGAAAGGTCGAGTTCTTCACATATATTCTGACAATGAGAAGGTAAAAGAGATTCTTGAGGATCTATTTTATAACACTCTCAACGTTGAATTTAATCTGCGTAGTTGGGCTCGAAATCTCGTGAAGTATGGAGATTTCTTTCTTTATAATGACGTTTCACCAGATTATGGTGTGGTGTCAGCATTCCCAGTCCCGGTGAATGAAATTGAAAGAGAGGAAAATTATGATAGGGAAGATCCATTTGCCGTCAGGTATAGGTGGGTCACCCTAGGTAATAGGGTTCTTGAAAATTGGGAGATAACTCACTTTAGGCTTCTTGGAAATGATATGTTTTTGCCTTATGGTTCTTCTGTCATTGAACCCGCAAGAAGAATATGGAGGCAATTGATCCTTATTGAGGATGCGATGTTGGTGTACAGGGTCGTTCGTGCTCCCGAACGTCGTGTTTTTTACATTGATGTTGCTAACATTCCTGCAGCGGAAGTTCCAATGTATGTTGAGGAACAAAGAAAAAATCTACGCACGAATCAAGTCATTGATAGAACAACAGGTAGAGTGGATCTTAGATATAATCCTTTGTCTGTTGATGAAGATTACTTCATTCCAGTCAGAGGAACTGACACTGGTACTAAAATTGAAACTCTTGCTGGCGGACAAAATGCCGCAGCAGTAGAGGACGTTGCTTACATACAAAAGAAACTGTTTGCTGCGCTTAAGATTCCACGTGCTTATTTGGGATATGACGAAATGTTGTCATCAAAGGCAACACTAGCCCAAGAAGATATTAGATTCTCTAGGACAATAAACGTAATACAAAAAGTAATGTTGGCGGAGCTTAATAAGCTTGCTATCATACACCTTTATGCTCATGGATTTGAATCTGAAGATTTGCAAAATTTTACTCTTAGATTGTCAAACCCATCAACGGTTGCTCAACAACAAAAGCTTGAGCTATGGAGAACCAAATTTGAAATTGGTGGTTCTGCACCAGAAGGCTATGTAAATAAAGATTTCATTAGAAAAGAAATTTGGGGCCTAAATGATGATGAGTGTAAGAATATTGATAGAAATAGGATGAAAGACAAGGTTGTTGACGCTGCCGTTGAGTCTGCAACATCTGAAGGGGGCGGTGAATCAGGCGGTGAAGGTGGTGGAGGCGGATTGTTTGGTGGCGGCGGCGGAGGAGGCGAAGAGGAAGAAACCGAAGGTGGTGAGGAGACTTCTGGTGAGGAAAATGCGGGAGAAACGCCAGGCGAGGAGACTGATGACAATCTACAACTATTGACTGCGGTTGATGATCATGATGATGATGAAACATTTTCAATAAAATTTGATCCAACACAAGTTGAAGTTCCAATAAAGGCGCAAAGGCAACTAGATAAGGCCTTGTACAATAGAAGTCGACGTAGGAATCATGGTGCATCAAAAACTCATATGCCTGATTTTGCAAAAATGACGTCAACAGATAATAGAGCGATGCAAGATCCTTATGATAATGATTGGTTGAAATCTGTAGTTAGTAATCCGTTCGGAGAAAGCAAAGAATATCATAGGACAAATTTGCCTCCCGATCTACAATCGATGTTGGGTAACTGGAGCAAGAAGCATCAAAGAAATACTTCTGATTCAAAAATATTGTCCGAATCTGAAAATATTGTTGATGAATTTTCAAAAGGAGACGAAAATCATCTATATATTGATAAGGATAAATGATTGCGTACCTACCTCGCATATTCACTAGGTAAGAGAAACGTTGACCAAAATGTCGAAGTCAAATTCACACAATAAGAAAAGAAACACCG